GAATATAATTTAGATAATAAAATAGTATCAGTTTCTTTAACATTTGAAGAGAAAAAACAATTAGGAGTAAAACACAGGCAATAATGGCAAATAAAAAAATAACAGATTTAATTGATTCCGGGCAACCGATAGATGACAATACGGTATTAGAAACAGCAGAACAAACAGCACCAAGTACATTTCTTTCGTTTAAGGCTTCGTTTGCGAAAATAAAAGTATGGCTAAATACATTTATCCCGACAGCGACACAGACAGCTATTGATACAAAATTAAACAAGTCTGGTTCTAACGCTGACCAAGATGTGGATTTAGGGGCGTTTGGTTTAAATACAAAACACGTTAAGGTAAACGGCACTGGCGGTTCTGGGCATATTGGATTAAAACATCAAAGTGGAAGTATTACAGCGAGTGCAAGTGAGTCAAGTATAGGAGCAAATAGTTCTGGTAGTCCTGTGTGGAAAAATGACGGTAATGCAATTCAAAGCATTATGTTAGAGAATACAGCTATTACAGGAGCAACTAAAACGAAAATCACTTACGACACAAAAGGATTAGTTACTGTTGGAGCAGATGCTACGCAAGATGACATAGGAGATGGTACTACTTATAAGCAATATTCAGCAAGCGAAAAAACTAAATTATCAAAATATCCAAGCACCGCTACTAATGGTAAAATGTTGCAAGGGGATGGGACTAATTATGTAGAAGTTGATGCCCCAAGTGGTGGCTCATTTACAGCATCATCACAGGCACAAGCAGAATCAGCAGCTACAAACACTGCGGTTAATACTCCAACAACGCTGGATACTACTACGGGTATAGTGCCTCAAACGCTGTTTTATTTCAAAGAGAAACTAAAACTGCTTTTTAGGCAATTGTTTTCCGCAGACACGGTAAATACTACGGGGTCTACTACAATAGACTTTGCGTTAGACGGCAAATGCAATATTACACAAACTGGAAATATTACTTTAACAGGTACAAGCACGGCTTCGTACACCGAAAAAACATACGTAATTAAGGGAAGCAGGAATATTGCACATACATTCACAATAGATGCAACTTGGAAAGCCGCAAACAATACGCTTCCTTCAAGCATGTATGATAACATTATACGGGTTTACTCGGTCAACTCAGAGGTTTTTTTTTGTGTCAACGTTTTTGATTCCCTAATGAGTTCAACATTTGATTTTTCAGAAGGAATGATCCTATATCCTGAGCTAACAAAAATTAGGGTATATGCCACAGGTACACTAGATCAAACAGTAGTACCTTCAACATCATGGTTTACTGCAACTGGGAAAACAGTAACAGCAGTATCTGTATATTACAATTACATAGATATTACTGTTAATACTGCATACTTAATTAGTGATACACCTACAGTAGGCTACACTTCTGGTGCTGGTAGGCTTGTAGATGAGTTTGGCAACTTGCTTACAAGTTTTAGTGAAGTTGTTGCGGTTGAGATACTTGTTTCTGATGCCTTTAATAGAGCCAACAGCACTACTACTTTAGGAAATGCAGATACTGGTCAAACATGGCAATATGTAAGCCCTGCGGTATTTGGGATTAATTCCAACAGGATGTATTGTTCTAGTGCTGTTGATGCACTACCAGCTACTAGTCATATAACATATATAAATACTGGCGAAGCAGACCATTCAGTAACATTTGACAAAATATTCCCTGCGTCCACAAATCAGACAATAACAAGATATCTACTTCGGTATACAGATATCAACAATCATTATAGATGTGGATTTGTCAGAGCGCAATCATCTACAACCGTAACATGCCTTATACAGTCTGTTAAGGCAGGGGTAACATCTGCGGTACTAGCGACAATTACTGGTTTTAGTACTGTTTCTAATGGGTCTGAGCAAACAAGAACATACACCTGTAGAATAAAAGGTAATACTATATACGTATATGAAAATGCAACATTATTAGGGTCATATACAGATAATGCCACAGATAAATTAATAAGTGGTAATAATGCTGGTGTCTTGTTTTTGGCAAACTTAAACAATAGTTCGGTACAAGATCGTTTGGATAATTTATATATAACAAAATCATAATATGCTAGATAACCTGCCAATATTATATCAAATACTAGGTCAATCAAACGGAAATGGGGATGCGAATGCTTCTGATTGTCCTGTCGGATTTAGTTTAAAGAACTCAAATTCTTTTATTTATAATATTCAAAATAGAAAAATAGAAGTGTGCCAACTTGGTATTAATTCAAGTAATGAACCCTATGAGTTTCTAAATGCTGGACTTATATTGCCAAGAAATGGCAAGAAAATGGGTATAGAAATAGCTTTGAACCAATTGTTAGTCCAAGAGTATCGGTGTAAAACATTTCTTTTCAAGTACTGCTTTAACGGGTCTGCGTTATTAACAACAGGGCTTTATGGTGGCACATGGGATTATTCGGTAGCAGGGCAATGCTTTGACAAGTCTCTGTTTTATTTATTTGAAGGTATTAAAAAGACCCCTATAAAATTTAGAAGACCTCAGTTTGTTATTTGGATTCAAGGGGAAGGGGATGTAGCCTCACACGCTACATATGCAGCTGGATTAAGTAGAATGATTGCCGAGTATAGGTCTAGATTAGGATATGAGATAGTGTTTGTAATAGTATCTTTAAGTACTCAGCAAACAGCTTTAAATGCTAGTGATTTGGCAAACTTCAAGATTGCTCAAAAAAGTTTAGCAAGAACAATTTACACGGTTTCGACCGGTCTAATAACAACACAAAGCGGAGGTTCAACGATTAGCAATGTTGTGTATATAGACCAAAATGAGCCTTGTAGTGCCGATAACATACATTATACTGCACAAAGTTACTGCAATATTGCAGAATATATATTTGCAACAAGAGGATATTTAGGGATACGATAATTAAATGATACTCTCAATTATTATATCTATCATCCTTGTTTTAATTGATTACATGATAATTAAAAAGTATCGTAATTTGACTAAAAAGGATAAAAAGGTAACTACCATATTGAAAGCCTTAATTGTTATTCCTGCGTTGTTTTTATTCAACGATATTAAAGGAGTTATGCTATCAATTATTTTAATTTCAATATTATTTGATTTGGGAATTGGGTATTTGTTGACTGGTAAATTGTTTTATTTAGGTAATAATTCAGTACTTGATGAACTAGGAGATAAAATGGATGGAAAAAAAGACCACTATGGATTGCTTTATTTTTTAATTAAAGGTGTTATATTTGGGATATTAATAATTATATGAAAAAAGAATTTATAGGAACTATTGTTATAGGAGGATTATTATTTATAGTAGGTTGTATTTTACAAGGATACTATCCTGAAAAAGAAATTTCATTAGGAAGTGTGTTTTTAATGTCAAGTTTCATATTTATTTTATACGATCTTTTAAAGGGTTAAAACCCATAGTCTACAGCATCTAATGATTTTATATAGTCTTTTAGTACTGTAACATATTCTCCTTTTAAAGAAAAAGCATTTATAAAATACCCTATACCAAAGTCTTCTAAAGGTAAGTAAGTAAGGGGGAGTGTAGAAGCATTTTCCTTCTCTATAGCTATAACATGATTAGAGTTGTAAAATAGTTTATACTCCCTATTTTTATTCCAAAAGTTTAAATTCCATTCTAAACAATTCTCTGTAATACAATTCTTCATTTTTTATTTATTTGTTTTTACAAACATATTATTTATTTTTGTAATAACAAAAATAATTTATGAAATTAGAAGAAGGTATCCATAGGTTAACAGATGAGCAAGTAGAGATACTTCAAGATGCTATGAGTTTAAAAACTTACTCTTCAATATCTTATAGAATATCTGACATAGACCAAGCTTTTAAAGATTATTTAGATTCTATAGATTCTTATGAAAGTCTATGTACTGTAAATGAAGGGTATTTTTACACTTGTCAATTTGATATAGGAATGGGTACTGGATTATTTATAGGATCAGATATAACAATTCATTTAATATTATATAAGAAAATTAAGTAATATGGAAATACAAGTTAAGTGTAGAGACAAAATAGATATAACAAAAAGATGGTTACTTATATGGAGTACAGAGTTTAAACTATCTCCTAAAGAAATTGACATACTATCTGTTATAATAGAAAGATACCAGAGGTTAAAAGAAAAAGGTTTAGCTGTAGAAGAAATATCTGAACTACTTTTTACTACTAAATCTAAAAAAGAATACCAAAGACTTTGTAGTATAAATGATAACACATTAAATTATTATTTATCTATCTTTAAAAAGAAAAAGATAATACATAAAAACCAAATAATAAAGTATTTGATCCCTAGTGATAAACTTACATTTAAATTTCTTATACAAGAACCTATTGTTATAAAAGAAACTAAGTAATCTATGGGAAGTAATATTGGCAAAAAGGATTTACAAAGTATTTCAGAATCTTTAAATAAAACAGATATAAAGAAGATGAAAAATTCTTTAAAATTTGTAGATTTACAAAGATTCATAAATGAGTGTTTTATTAAACATTCTGTAAGAGGGGGTAAATTGACTAGAAGGCAAATGGAAGAAATCTTCAAGTTTCAGTTTTATATGATGAGAGAAAGAATGAAGGAAAAAGATTATATTAAATTACCTAAAATAGGTACTTTTAAAATTAAATCTTGGACTGATGTATTAGAGAGAGAAAGAATATTATTTGGGGTTAAAAATGTAAAAGGAGAGTATCAGAGAGATGAAATTACTGGAAAGGTAAAAACCATTACAAAGCTAAAAGCCTTTCATATAAACCATAATTTCCTTATTTATGATGATGTAAGAAACAATCACCATAAGAACTTTTATGATATAGAAGTCTATGAAAGTGAAATGGAAAAAGCTTTTGAAAAGAATAAACACTTAATAATAAGTGTAGATATGATTATAAAAGCTAGAGAGTGTAAAGAGACAAATGAAGTTATAAAAAATCTTATATACAGTACTAGAGATAAAGCAGATAAATGGTTTACCTCAGCATTTGATAGAAGACAGAAAATAGATCATCACTATATAAAAGGTTACATAACTAAAAAAGAAAAATATAAACAAAGTTTAAAAGATGAAAGTAGTAGAAGAAGGTCATAGTTATTTAGTTAGTAATTTTAACAATAAAGAAGATAATTCTTTTCAAGAGATTTTCTTTGTAAAAAAAGAAATTATAAATGGAGAATCAGTGTTTACTAATGGTACTACAAATGAAGAGCTTTTAAAGGTTCTTAGGAGTAGGTATAAGCATCAACAAAAATGTCAATACTATCCTGAGACTAAAGAAATTATCTCTCATTTAGATGAGATTATAAAATTAACAGAAGATAGAAAAACTAAACTAAGAGCTAAATTCTTTGGAAAATAAAATAAAAAATATTGTAGAAGGTGCTTTTAATAGTTTACTCAATAAAACTAATTTATTATCAGAAAAAACAAAAGAGCTTGTTCTTAAAAGACTAATAATCTGTAAGGCTTGTGATATAGTTTATTTTGACTTTAAGACTCATAGTTTAAGATGTGGAGACTGTAAATGTTTTATCAACTGGAAAACACATAGTATAGATGAAAAATGTCCTTTAAATAAATGGTAATAATAAATTAAGTAATATGTCAGCACAAGTTAATAATTGGGATATAACTATGGATTTCTTTAAAGCAAATCCTGTGTATTTAGCAGATCCTGTGTTTAAAGAAGTTAAAACTAAATATAAAAAAGATTATAGTAATATTCTTTGGTTTATTGCTTTGACTAATGATCCTAATAACATAAAAGATAAAAACCTTTCAAAGGAAACTAAGTTTAATAGGTATAAGTATTTATTACCTGTTGAACTATTAAACAAAGATACAGTTTATTTAAATAGTCTTGTAAAAGCCTATCAAGAACTTTGTGAAACCCATCCAATGAAAATGCTTAGAATCTGGAAAGAAAAACTAGATGAAAAGTTACAGTTTATGAGTGAAAATAAATATACTGTAGATGAATATGTTGAGACAGAGATGCCTAATGGAAATGTTAGACAAAAACTTGTAAAAGGTACTTGGGAAATGTTAGAAGCTTTACAAGCAGGTAATGTTAAAGCTTATAAAGAATGGGAAGAAATTAATAAACAACTTACTAAGGAAAATGAAGGTAAGTCTTTAGGAGGTGAAGAAAAATCATTAGCTGATAAAGGAGGTTTGATATAATGGAGGCAACTGTTAATTACAATCTTATACAAGAAAAATTAGAGAAATTTATCCCTAATACAGAAGAGTATATAAATTACTGGAGAGAAGAGTTTAGGAAAATTATTGAAGGTAAATGGATTGGTAATTACTTTGTTTCAGGTCCTATGTATTTTTATGCTAACTATTGGACTATAGAAGCTAAAGGTAGATTTATTAATCCTCTTATAAGAGATGTTGAAAGAGAAAAATTTAATTGGTTTGAAGAAGCTAGAGGATTTTCTGGATTTGAAAGAGATGATAAGTATCATTGTGACATAGAACTATATAAGTTACAGAAATTAAATAAAACAGAAGACAAAAGAATCTATAAAACTACAAGAGAATATTTAAACAAATTCCATCATGGTAATTTAGGTAGACCTTTATATAACAATCAATGTAAGAATGTTATAACAGTCGAGACAAGGGGATGTCTTGAAAAAAATACTGAAATACTTATGTTTGATGGTGCAGTTAAAAAAGTTCAAGACATTATAATAGGTGATAAACTAATGGGTAAAGATGGTACAGAAAGAAACGTATTATCTTTAAAAAAAGGAGTTTCTAACATGTATAAAGTTGAATCTAAAAAATTTAAAAGTATAGTTGTTAATGAAAACCATACATTATCTGTTTTTTATAAAGGTGTTAAAACATCATGTACAGTAAACCATCTTCTTAAAGAGCAAAATAAAAAAAGTTTTACAAATAATTATTACAGGTATTTAAACGGTGTAAAAATACCTTTTAAAACAAAAGAATTACCCATTGACCCTTATTACTTAGGGTTGTGGTTAGCAGATGGTAGAAGTAATTGTACTAGTATAAAAACCACAGATATTGTTTTAAAAGACTACATAGAAGATTTTTATAAAAAAAATGAGTTTAATTACAGTATTAAAGAGATATTTCCATGTACAAGAAGTAAACTTACTAGCTATGAGTGTTATAACTATGACTCTAATTTTAGAGGTACGTTTAAAAAACTCAATTTAATAAACAATAAACATATACCTGAAATATATAAAACAAGTTCTATAAATCAAAGAATTTCACTACTTTCTGGTATTATAGATGGAGACGGTTGTTTAGATAAAAAACATAATTCTATAGATATTTATTGTGGATTAAATGAATCTATAGCAGATGATTGTGTTTATATCGCAAGATCATTAGGTTATTTTGCTAATAAAAATATAAGAAATAGAAAGGGTTGTAAACAAACATTTGAAGTAATTATTAGTGGAGACTTAAAAGATCTTAAAACTCTATTAAATAGAAAAAAACAAACATCTTACAATCCTAGAATAAATGTTTTAAAATCTTCTTTTAAATTAACTTTTGATAGAGTTGATGAATACTTTGGATTTACTTTAGATAAAGACAATGAATATTTATTATCTGATTTTACAGTTGACCATAATTCAGGTAAGACTAAATTAGGTTCAGGTTTAATAGGATATACTTTTATAACAGATGGTATAAAAGACCTTGTAAAGTATAAACAATTTAAAAAATCAGAAGAAGATAGACTAGGGTATGAAGTAATGTTTCCTTATAAAAGCAACTCTGTTATCTCATCAATTGATAGTAAATACTCAAATAAAGTAGTAGATGATTTTTTTATAGGTTATGATAAGTTGAGAGGTAATCAAACTTATAATAAAGTAAGCTACCCTAGCCCTATTAAGAAGAAATATTCAGGTTCTTTAAAAGCTGGTTCAGGAGGACTAACTGCTAAATATGAAGAAAAAGTAGATGGTAACTGGACAGAAGGTGGTAGTTATTCTTTTATAAGACATGTTACTTATTTTGGTAACCCTGCTGCTGCTAATGGATTTAGATCTGCTTTTATATTAGATGATGAGATTGGTTTTCATAATAATCTACTAGATACTTTTGGACAATTGAAACAATGTACAGAAGTAGAGGGAGATAAATTTGGAATTATCTGGCTTACAGGTACAGGAGGTGATATGAAAGGAGGTGCTACTTTAGCTGCTAAAGAGATTTTTTATAATCCTGAAGATTACAATTGTTTAGTGTTTAATGATATCTATGAAAATAAAGGTAATATAGGTTGTTTTATTCCTAGATGGAAAGTTCTAAGTGAGTACAAAGATAGTAATGGAAATACAAATGAAGAATTAGCTAAACAAGCTTGGCAAGATAAATATAATGTTGCTAAAACAGCTAAAGATAGTTCTGTATTGGATATGTTTTTACAAAATGATCCTGCAACACCTTCTCATGCTTTTCTTTCCTTAGATGGTAATAAATACCCTACAGCACAACTCCAAGAACAACTAGGTTATTTAGAATCTCTACCAAATGGAGAAATAAATAAATTAGCTATAAGAGGAACACTTGATTGTAATGAACTAGGTATAGTTACTTTTCACCCAGATTTAGATAATAAACTAAGAGATTGTGATTACCCTATAAAATCAAATAATAAAAAAGGTTGTGTTACTATTTACAAATTACCTCAAGACACTACTTTTTTAAATTATGTAGGAGGTTTAGATCCTATTGAGGCAGAAGGTAAAGCTCATGAAATTCAATCAAATTCAGTAGCTTCTTTAGTTATTGTAAGTAGGGGAATGCTAGGGGATGAAATAGTTGCTGAATATACAGGAAGAGAAGAAAGTTTAAATGATACAAATGAAATTATGAGAAGGCTCATTATTTTCTACAATGCTTTTACATTATATGAAAATAACTTTAATAATTTTAAAGTGTATATGCAGTCTAAAAATCAATTGCATTTTTTAGCTAAAGCTCCTAATATTTTAAAAGCAGGAGTTGGTAGATTAGATCAATATGGTCTCCATGCTACTAAAGAAGGTAAAGAAGAGATGTGTGGGTATACTAGAAATTGGTTACTTGAAAAGAACTTTACAGGTGAGATAAATATTAAGTCTATTAACTCTATAGGACTACTAAAAGAGTTACTAGCATCTGGTGAAGGAGTTAATACAGATAGAGAGTCTGCTCTTAAACTTTGTATAGTATTAAAACTTCAGTTATCTTTGAATATTAAAAAAGAAATTGTAAATGATAATTACTTTGATTTTTTTAATAGAAGATATGATAAAGAAGGTAGACTTATTAAAAGATAGTTAATAATGGGAGCAAATGGTGTAGTAACTACTGCTGATGCAGGGTATTTAAACTCTTATGTAGGATTTCCTAAACAGAAAGTTCCTTTTAAAGAAAAGAATGAACACTGGGTTAAAGCTTGTTCTTTAGGTATATCTGGTGTAGGAGTAAACCAAACATTAACAAATAGTTTCAATAGATATAAAAAGTTTAAATACAACTTTAACTTAATTAATGGTATTATTGATGATGAGGATTATGCTTATGTAGTAGATCCTTATAATACAACTGAAAGATTTGGTAAACCTCAGTCTAGGCTAAAGAGTTATAATCTTATAATGAATAAGGTTAATTATTTTCTAGGTAAAGAGTATGAAATGCCATTTAACTTTAGAGTATATTGTAATGCTGGTGGAGGGTATAATGCTAGACTAGAACACAAGAAACAAATGTTTCTACAATTCTTAAATGAAAGTATTAAGAAACAACAAGTAGAACTAGAGTTAATTTCTCCTGAAGATGCTCAAAGTCAAGACTATAAATCACCACAAGAGTTAGAATTTTATAATCAATTTTCTTATCAAGGAGAAAGAGAAAAATATTTAAACTTACTGTTAAAAATAACTTATAACAGAGATGGTTTAAAAGATAAATTTAATAAATGTTTTAAATATGCTGCTGGTAGTGCTGAAGAAATAATGCACGTAGGAATAGTTAATGGTAAGTTGGAGTATAGACCTGTAAACCCTTTATTTTTCAATTATGTGGCTCATAGTGAGATTGAATATATAGAAGATAGTCAAGCTTGTTCTGAGATAAGAATGATGAATGTAGGGCAGATAATTGATGAATTAGGTCATTATTTATCACCAGAACAAATAGATGAAATAGAGAGGGGAAATTTCTTTGGAGGTATAGGAAGTGCTATGAATAGTTTTGTGCAAGCAGGTTCTATTCCTGATGATGCTGATTATTATTCTAGTGGCTTATATGCTCAAATTCAAAGAGATTGGGCAGGTGTACCAGTTACTTTTTGTAACTGGAAATCTATGCAGAAACTTACTTATATTTCTTATGTAGATGAAAATAGTGAAGTACAAGAAGTTATATTGACTGAACAAGATACTTTTCCTAAAGAACTTAAACCTTATGTTATTTCTAAAAGAGAAGAATGGGTTACTGATATTTGGGAATCTTGTCTAATAGGTTCTATGTTAGTTTATGGTAGACCTGCTAAAAACCAAATAATGGGTAAACTTAACTATGTAGGAATTATTTATAATTCAATGAATAGTCAAGCTACTAGTATTGTAGACCTACTTTCTCCTCACATGAAAGCCTATAACATTATTTGGTTAAAGTTTGAAGAGGAATTAGCTAGAGCTAAAGGTAAAAAGTTTATAATGGACATGGCTCAGTTACCTAAATCTCAAGGATTCTCTTTAGAACAATGGCATCATTACTTTGAGACTTATAATATAGCTTGGATTAATAGTGCAGAAGAAGGTAATTTTGGAGAGCAAGTAGCTAAGTTTAATCAGTTTACTTCTGTTGATATGACTCTTAGTGGTAATATACAAGGTTATTTTACTGCATTAGCTCAATTAGAAAGATTGATGAATGATATAGTAGGGTTATCTCCTCAAGCTATGGCACAAATAGCTGCTAGTGAAACTGCTACAGGTGTAAATGCAGCTATAGGTCAAACTAGTATTGTAACTAAATTGTGGTTTATAAAACACAATAACTTCAAGAAAAGAGTAATAGAACATATCATTGAAACCTATAAAATAACTTTAGCTGAGGGTACTCAAACAATTGATTGGGTAGATGATAATATGCACCAACAAATAACTATTGAAGGTGAAAAACTAGGAGACTCTGATTATGGTTTATATGTATCTGATAGTGTTAAGGATCAAGACTTATTTGATTTGTTAAAATCACAAGCTCAAGCAATGATGCAAAATAACTTATTAAGTGTAAGTGATTTAATTAAGATATACCAAAATGAATCTATTAGTGAGATTGAAGCTACTATTAAATATAAAGAACAACAAGCTCAAGAATCTCAACAACAACAGACTCAACATGAACAGGAATTAGCTCAACAAGCTCAAGCTTTAGAACAACAAAGACATGATGAAGAGATGATGCTTGAGTATGAAAAACTTGATAGAGAGGATAATAATCAACAATTAAATAGAGAGAATAACTTACAAAGAGATGAGGTTAAAGCACTAGGATTTGCTAAAGAACCTGATGCTGATGCTAATGGAGTACCTGATGTAATAGAACAAGGTAAATTAGCTCTTGAACAATCTAAAGCTAGTTATGACCAACAATCTAAGTTCTTAGAACATAAGAGAAAAGAAAATGAAGTTGCTATAAAACATAGTAATGAAAAAGATAAATTAAACTTAGAGAAAGATAAATTAAAACAACAGAAATATTTAGAAATGGAAAAATTAAAAGTTGCTAGAGAAAATATAAAGTCTAAAGTTAAAATCGCAAAACAAAATAAAAATAAATATGATAAGTAACTATAGAGGGAGTAAATAATTATAATTATTGAAATTGCTTATTCTGCCTCCTTTACTAAAAGTATTAGTGAAACCTTTAAGAGTTAATTATTCTAAGTAAAATAAATAAATTAAATTTGAAATAATATGAGTACTAAAAATGAAACAAGTCTCTTAGGAGACATATCTTGGGATGATGTAGAGACTAACTCAGAAGCTAATGATAATACATCTGAGGTTAGTGAGGGATTAGTCGCTGATATAGATTCTTCTTTTTTTGACAGTATACCTGTTGTACAAGAAGAACCTATAATCGCAGAAGCAGAAGTTCCTGTAGTTGAAAACACAGAAACTCCAGAAGCTACTGTTGAGACTAGTGAAGTTGTAGAGACACCTGTAACAGAAAGTTTATCTAGTTACAATGTATTTGTAAACTCATTAATTGAGAAAGGTATTATAGGTGATTTAACTGATGATTTAGAGTTAGAGGACTCTATTGAAGGAGTTGGACAGTTAATTACTAGAGAAAAAGAAACTTATTTTACAAATATGTTAGGTAGTTTATCTGAAACTACTAGAAAAATGGTAGAATTAGAGTTACAGGGTGTAGATGTAGAAGAAGTTTTTGATGAAGTTGTAGATTATAGTCAACTTGATTTAGAAGATGAAGACACTAAGAAAAACCTTTTAAAAGACTTTTATTTAATATCAGGTATTAGTGATGAAGCTAGTTTGGATATTGATAGTGAAGTAGAAGATTTAGAGGTTTCTGGTAGATTAGAAAAAGAACTTACTAAAGCTGTAACTTTTTTAACTAACCAACAAGTTAAGGAACTGGCTCAGAAAGAAACAATTGCTCTTCAAAAAGCAGAACTAGCTAAAAAAGAGCAAGAGTTGATAGCTCAAAAACAATATGAAGACTTTAAAACCAAAGTAACTTCTATTAGAAATATAAAAGGTATTGAAGTTTCTCAATCAGATGCTGAAGAGTTATTTAACTATATGACTGTAAAAGATGCTAAAGGTAAAACTCAAGCAGAAAAAGATCAAACAGAAGAAGCTTGGTTATTTTTAGAATATGCTAAAATGAAGAAACTAGATATAGCTTCTTTAAATAGAGCAGCTACTACTAAAGCTGTTAAACAAATTGAGAAGAAATTATTAAGAGTAGCACCTAAATCCCTACAAGACATTAGTGTTAGTAAAGAAAATACTAATAAACCTGTTATAGGGATTCCTTGGTAATATAAAAATTAAAAATAAAGACTAAGTATTTAAATAATAATCAACAATAATAAATAAATACTACACATTATGGCATTAAATAATGGAATGAATTTATCCCCTATTCAACTTAGAAGGGTGGATGCAAAAGCAATTGGATCTGATACACAAACAATAGATCAATTGTTTCAAAGAGAACCTGAAAAAATGGAAGCTATTATTTCAGGAGCAGTTAATAACAGAGCTATTTCTCAAGGTTTAGCTAATCCTTTAGATTTTATTACTTCAGGGTTAAAAAACATTGAGTACATTGATGGTCCTGAGTTTAGATGGGATGTAATTGCTTCTAGTGATGAAACCTTTCCTATTTCAAGAGCACCTTTGTCACCTACTCAACTAGGTCAAGGAGGTTCTACATTTGATATGTTTTTCTCACAACAAGCTTTTGTTAAAGGACAGACTTTATTCTCTCCTAAAGGACAACAAGTTTATCTAGTTGATTCTATGTATCCTGAAGGTGGTCATTGGGTTGCTAAAGTTAAATTGAAAGATTCTAACCAATTTGCAATTGACTCTACAGAGATTCAGTTAAACTCAAGATGGTATGGTTCATACAAAGCAGTTGGTGAAAGAACTGATGCTGATGGTAGAGGTATTTCTTTCTCAGGAAACTCAAAATTACAAACTAGAACCTCTACTATTAGATTAGATGAGTTTGTAACTGGTGAAGCTGCTAGAGCTAAATTTGTAATGGACATTGTTAATCCTAACAATGCTGCACAAAAAATATCTGCTTGGGGTGACTGGGCAATGTTATTATTCCAAAGACAAATTAGAATGGATATTTCTGATATGTTGTATAAGGCTATTCCTTGTACTTATTCAGATTCAAATGGTTATCCTATTGTTGAAGGTGCTGGTTTAGAGTATCAATTGTCAGGTGGTAATAAACACTACTATAATGGTACTTTAGAGTTTAGAAAATTAGAAATGATTCTTGAATCACTTTTAACTGACTATTCTGCACAAGGAGAAGGCACTACTTTCACTTTGGTAACAGGTAGAGGAGGTATAAGAGTAATCTCAGAAATGATTGAAAAGAAACAAGCTTCTCAATCTTTCCAAGTAATTGATAGTTCTTATTTCTTCACTAACTTAGAAGGAAATATGAAAGAATACAAAGATCCACAATTCAGATCTATTAAATTCTTGAATGGTATTACTTTAAATATTGTACTTAATCCTGTACAAGATTCTAAAAAATATCAATACTACTCTCACCCAAAAACTGGTTACTCAGTAGAATCTTATAAAATGTTAATTTTTAGAGATAAAGCTTCTGATGGTAAATCTAACATTAGACAAGTAATCAGACGTTCTAAAGAAAATATTATGACTTATCAAGCAGGTTTGGTTTCTCCTTACTCACTTGGTGGTAATGATAAAGCATTTAGAGAAACCTCTACAGGTAGAGATGGTTATAACATTTCTTATGTAACTGAAAGAGGTATTAAAGTTGCAGATCCAACAGGAGTTGCAATGTTGGTATTAAACTTGTAATTTTGACTTCATAAGCCCTAGTTAATTCTAGGGCTTATTTTTAAAAACTCTAAAAGTAAATTAATAAATAACAAAAATATGAATACACAAGAATTAGAAAAAAATTTAAGCATGGATAGTAATTTAAAGGTTAAAATAAAATATTTATCACCTGTAGAAACTTTCTTAAAAGATGTAAATCACACAGCAAATGGTTCTTATATAGGAACTAAAATTAATATAGGATTCCCTTTAGATAACAGAGGAGATTATTTAAAAACAGGTTTAACAAAAGAAGAAGCTGAAAAACTAGAAAAAGATTGTTTTTTAGATACAAATGATTTAGTGAATCCTAGATCAGAGTTTTTAAAAAACTATGAATTTAGTTTTGATAAGTCAAGAGAAGAATTATTAGATCTATCTGTTCCTTTAGATAAACTTAAATATGTTTGTTTATTAGCTAATAGTAATAAAGTAGTTACAGATTTATCTCAGAAAGAACAAAAACCACTAGCTGAATTTTTAATTCTTAATGATGAAAAAGAAGCTTTAAACAGTGTTTCTAGATATGAACTTAAAAGTAAAGTTTACAAAGCAGTTGAGGGGTTGTCTTCTAAGGACTTTAGAAATATCTTATTAACTCTAGGAGAGAGGGTGGATGATTTATCAGAAACTCAAATTGAATCTAAAGTTAAAGTTTTAGCTGAAGATGAACCTGTTAGAATGTTGAAATTAATAACTGAAGTTAAATCTGAACCTATAAAAGCAGAATTTAATGAAATGTTACACTATCAAGTAATTGTTAATAAATCAGGTTACTATGTAGTAAATGATGAGAAGGCTGATAGTTTAGGTAGAAATGTAGAAGATGCTACAAACTTCCTAAAAAGTCCTTCAAATAAAGAATTAACTGCTTTGTTAAAATCAAGATTAAAAGAAGCTAAAAGTAGAAAATAATGTTTATAGAAGATATACATACAGAATTTAGAATGTTAATTGATAAGAGCTATAATGGTTCTTTTCCTGAAATGGAGACTCAAGAAATTGATAACATTTTAAATTATTCTATATATCAATATATACACAATAGATATGGTATTAATAATATCTATCAAAAAGGATTTGAACAATCTCAAAAAAGAGTAGATGATTTAAGATACTTGTTAAAAACTTGTTATTTCAGTGGTGGAACTAGTTATACGGAAGATGGTATAAAATATTCCACCATTGATTTAAAAAGTCCTTATAAGGAAAGTACTTTATCAAATGCTCTTTTAAATACAAAATATTTACATTTTGTAAAGATAGAAGCTCAAGTCACTATAGCAGTTAATAATAACTGTGGTACACCTGTTAATAAAACTGGTCAACCTAGAGTTAAAGTAATTAGTCAAGAAGAATGGGTAAAGGTAAAAGATGACCCTTTTGATAAACCTAAACCTTCTACAATGGTAGCTAATTTTGATTCAAATGGTATAGAGTTAAAGTCAGTACCTTGTACAATAAACTGGGTAAAAGTTTCTTTTATAAAAGAGCCTACAGTAGTTAAATATGTAGAAGACTATGAAACTATTGATAATACAGGAACTCTTGAATTTAACACCTTATATGAGGTTTTAGAAGGTACTATTACTTATAACACTAAGTCATATAAAGCAGGTGATGTATTTGAAACTAATAGTACAATAAGTGTAATAACAGGTACAGGGTTAGTTAGACTATTTACTGGGATTGAGTTTCCTGATTATGTTATAAAGGAGATTATAAAATTAGCTGTTACAAATGAGTTAGAACTTTTGGAGAGTCCTAGACAAGTAAGTTCTGCTAACAATAATATGAAAATAGAATAAAGATAATTGAGTTTAAACAACATTAAGATTTTAATAATAAATTAAATAAATAATTATTATGGGAGTAACTAAATACGTAGAAGATTTAATAATTTCTTCTAAAACAACAACAAACACTGTACCAGCAACCTCTGTATTAGGTGCTAGTATGGGTTCAACTTTAAATGGTGAAGTCTATGTAGTAGACTCTTCTACAGGAGCTAATGATGGTCAAGTGTTAAACTCTGCTGCATTTGATGCTGCTGGTATGACTGCATTTACAATTGTACCTATTATAGCAGATGGTAAAGCTAGAGGGCAACAAACTAAAATTAATAAGGCAGATGTACTTAAAGTAACTAGAGAGCTTTATGCAGCACCTGTAACTAAAGTTGTTACATTGGGTTACAATGGTACTACTGGTGACTTATCCTTATCTAAAGGTACATCAGGTACTAATGAATATGCTCTTGTGTCAAGAATTATTAATGATACAACTTTTCAAGATTTGTTCAAGCAGTATATAATGAGTTATCCTACAACTGCATTTGCTGCTACAACTCCAACAAATGCTGAAAAAGTAGATTATTTCTATCAGTATGTTGCTGAGTGGAATGGTACAGCTAGTACAATTAATACTAGATTGTTTAGAGATGGTACTGAGAATATCTTTAAATACACTGATTTAACTCTTTCTTATAACACTGCATCAGCAGCTACAGGTACTGACATTACAGCAACTTATGGTTCTTATAATGTAACCACTTCTATTGCTCACAGTTTAGTAGCAGGAGACTTTGTTAAAATAGGTGCTTCAGCAGCTTCAGCTAACTTAGGAGGTATTTATAAAGTAAAGTCAGCCCCTACAGCTACTACTTTGGTTTTAACTACTCCATTTAAAGGAGCTTCTTTATCTGCTGTAACTAGTGCATTGTCTAAAGTAGTATTCACAGGTACTCCTACTTTTGGGTTTACAATTACTGTTAAACCTAATGCTACTCCTTATACAATTGAAGGTGGTGTTCAAACTTTTAACTTTGATGCTAATTATTCAAGACAAGATGATAATATTTCATCTACTTTGATTGACCAAGCAGCTTTAAAAACTGTAACTGAGTCTAAATGGTCAGCTGGTGAGGCTTCTAGTGTTAAAGATGCTGAATTTAAACACTTAAACATTGATGGTGTTATTACTAGATATGGTTGGGGTAACCTTACACCTCCTACTAAAGTAACAGCAGCTACTTATGATTTGTACACTATTGCTTATAGAGACACTAATGTATTGTCAGATCAAACTACTGTAAGAAACACTAAAACAGTTAGTGCATTCTTCCCAGCAGGGTCTACTGCTTCTGGAGATTTCTATGCAATTATAGATGGATTAGGTGCAATAGTACAATTATAAAATTTCATTTTTGTTAATTTGTTTTTAAGAGAATAAAGAGTTGGTTTTTAATCAACTCTTTTTTATTTATATTTGTATTATGAAGGCAAATGAAATAATTTACTACATTCAAAATTTAAGACAAAAAGGACTCCAATCTGATGATAATCAAATATCTGATGATATGGTATTCTTTAGTTTAAATAACAAAAGAGACTTTCTTTTAAGACAAGAAGAGGAAAGATATAATTCTGTTAATCCTGAAATAGCTCAAACACTTTCAATTGAATTAGAACCTTCACATTTAATTGATTTAATACTTTGTGATATTAGATACAAAGAAATTTGTGTATTAAAAAGTAAATTACCTATTCCTTTAACTATTAACTTAAAGACAAGTAATAATTATTTATATCTAGGAGGTATGGATGGAAAAAGTCCTTACACTTACTCTGAAGTACAAACTTTAAAATACTTGGTGACTTCTAAATATACAGGTAATAAAACTAAGTATTTAGTAATGAACTCCTACTTGTATATAATAAATCCTCCTTCAAATGCTTTAAGGTATGTAAAAATGATTGCATTATTTCATAACCCTAAAGAAGCTAAAGAATTTATTGATTTAACAGAAGGTAAATCAAACATTGATATATTTGACCCTTATGATTTTGAGTATCCTATAACTGGTAATATGTTAGAAACTGTTTATGCTATGATGTTGGATAAAGATATTAGATACCAAGTATCTACTAAAGATGATACTTTACAAGATGGAAAAAATGAACAGTAATATTAAGAACTATAATAAGAATATTAAACCCTTTAAAGAAAAGAAAAGAGGTATTAGACAACCATTTCAGTGTTATAATATAGATGCTTTATATAGGGATTTTATAGTTTCTAAAGTAGATACTGATCCTATAACAGGAAGAGTTATTAGAAACAAAGGTAAAGATGTATTATCTTTAAAAGAATTTAGAGATTGTTTGAATTTTATGAATGGTCAATTAGTTACCAAAATGGTAACTGAAGGAAAATTCTTTAAAATACCTTATGGTCAAGGAGAATTAAAGTTTATAAAATATTTAATTACCCCTGAATATATAGATTATATTTATAGACTTACTCAAGGTAAAGTATATATACCTAGTACAGACACTAAAGAATCTACTTATAGAATAAAAATTAAGTATAGTAAAAAGAATAATAAAACTTATATGGGACAGTTTTACTCATTTGCACCTAGTTCTACTTTTACAAAAGCTGTTTCTAATCAATTAAATGATCTAGAAGAGTATTCAGGAAAAGGTGTAGGTGTAGGACATAGAAGTTTTTTTGATAATTAAATAAACTACAATGGCAGTAAATAGATTAATTTCTGTAGATGAGGTAATACGTCATACTATACAAAACTTTGGAATAGAAAATGATGTAAATGAAGATTATTTCATAGATTATATAGCAAATGCTTTACAAGACATTGGTTCTTATAATCAATTAGTTATGAAAGAAGCTATTGTAGATATTGTTGATTATAGAGGAGAATTACCTTGTGACTATTATAAACTTCATCAAATAGGTTCTTACACACCTAGTGATAGTATATCAACAACTATTACTGATTATAATACAGTTCTCCCTGAAAGGTTAAACTATACAAGAGATAGAATAACTGAATTAAGATATTTAATTGATAATGCAACTGAAAATGAAGATATTGTTGCTTATAGTAAAGAATTAGTAGATTTAGAAGTATTTCTTATAGAATCTCAACCTAATACTGTAAGACAAGGTAATAGTAAGTACAATACTACTAGGGATAAAAGTATAATGTTTTCTAACCAAAATCTTGTAGGAAACATTGAAGAGAATAAATTCAATACAAGTGATTTTAGACTAGAACATAATATAATTACTGTAGGGTTTCAAACAGGATTTGTAAAGGTTATTTATATGGCTTTACCTATAGATGATAATGGTTACCCTTTAGTACCTGAAAATATAAGCTTTAGAAATGCTTTATCTTGGTATATAGCCCATAAATTAGCTATTAGAGGTAAACTGTCAAACAAAGAATTATCTGTTCAGTATTGTGATAGAATGTGGCAAAGGTATTGTTTACAAGCCAAAGGAGATGCTTATATGCCAGATATAACCCAAATGCAAGAAATGGCTAATGAACATAATAAAATACTTAATAATCCTAATCTTTATTATCAAAAATTTAGAGATTTGGGTAAAAGACAAGTTAGAAAAAACTACTAAAGTAATAGTATATGGCTAAAGATAATTTAAATGAGTCTATTAATACTTTTGAAAAAGGTATGGATAGGGATTCTAGCAATCAAAATAAACCTCAAGGTACTTATGAGTTTGCAGAAAACCTTATAAATAACTCTGATGAAGGTAAGTATTTACTAACTCCTGAAAATGGTATAGTTGAGACTAACACCTTAACAGATACTGAAAATATAGAAAACCCTAAAGAGTGGATTACTATAGGTAATGTCTATATAGACAATGTTGAAGTATTATTTCAAGGCTATGTAGTTACTCCTTTCACTACTTTTACTAATAGTAGAATAGCTTTAAAAAACATTATAACAGGTGATTTTACAGTTATTTATACTAGTCACTCAAAGTTGAATTTCAACATAAATTATCATATAAATAACCCACAAGCAAAAAAAATATATAATGGTGATATAAACCTGTATTTTACAGATAACTTTAATCCTCCTAGATTTCTGAGACTTGTTTATTCTTCAGATTTATCAGGGAATCCTTATATAGTAAATCAAGAAGTAGCAAATCTTACACAGGATTTTGAAGAACCTATCATTGATTTTACAAGTATAACTGAAGGAGGAGGTAATGCTCCTATAGGATCTATACACTTCTTTATACAGTATTTAGATAAGTACGGTAATAGTACTAGATACAGTAATTTGACTAATGGTATACCTATTGTACAGAGTAATAGAGAAGGAGTTGATCTAAGTAATAGTTTTAAATTTACCACTAACTATAATCCTAGTCCTACTATAACTGAGGTTAAAATACCTAACGCAAAGTTAATAACAGGGAATATAGCAGATACACCTTTAAGTGTAGTAACAACTTCTAAACAAGTAACTATTACAATAGATCACTTAGATACAGCTTATACTTATTACAAGGTAGGGTATATGTTCTATACAGGAAATGTTTATACCCCTACCTACAAATTAATTACTACATTAAATGCTATAGATGCTTCATCTGGACTATCTCATATAGATGGAATAGTTAAGACTGTTACATTTTTTGAACCTACTACAGGTATTAGTGATGAAGATATTATTCAAATCTCTAAGACTTTTGAGTATACTCAAGCTAAGACAATGACTCAGAATCAAAACTATTTGATTCTAGGTAATTTAAGAAACTCTTTTGAAGAAGTTTCTGACAGTGTCTATGAAAATATATGTAACAATGTAACAGTAAGATTTAAACCAAAAACACTAGTTACCAATACTTCTGATACTTATGACAGTACAGATTTAGGTAAAGCCTATGACCATGAACAATCTTGTTTTAGGTTTAAAGGTTACAAAAGAACTGAGGTATATTCTGTAGGGTTTAGATTTATTTTTAAAGGGGGGTACAAAACTAAAGCTTTTCATATACCTGCAAGACATAGAGGAGTTGATTATGTAAATGATTATAATTCTTCTATTTATTACTATAAGCCTAACACAGGAGATAATGTAACAGGTACTTACTATTCTCAAGAAGTATATAAAGAAGGTTCTCCTTATATAACAAGTGATAGTAATGCTAAAATTAGACATCATGTGATGCCTGATTGGTATCACAATGATGGTACAGCTCAAAGCTATAGATTAGGCACTGTTAGTTTTTTAGCTTCAAGTAGTACAGAAGTATCTGCTCTAGGCATTTACTTTGAAGATATAGATGTTACTTCTTTACCTGAAGCTGTAAAAGCTAATTTAGTAGGTATAGAGATTGTAAGACAAACTAGAGAAGATGTAAACAATAAAAGAGTACTTTGTCAAGGAATTACTAGACTTATGCAAAGACCTTTAAGTACTAGGGGTTCTTATCCTGTAAGTTACAATGGTACTGCATTTGTACCTCTAACAACAGACACTCCTACTAAAACCTTAGCTTGGGCATTAACTAACCAAAGAGATAATTACACAGGACAAATAGATGTTGATGATAGTAGTAGTTATTGGAACTGGTCTACAATTACAGATGAAGTGAGAGCTTACTTAAGAAATGATGGTTTAGCTCCTTACAGTGGAGGTAAGTATGGAAGTACTGGTAAAGTATTAGGTTATTTGGGAGGTGCAGGTGATAATAGTTTTATATATCCTTCTGGAGCTTATGACAAGCAACACACTAATGGTCAAATTTTAACAGGTACAAATTCTTTCACTGCTCCTTTAGAGAGCTTTGGTAAAATTAGAAATTTCTCTAATACTACCACAGGAAAGTCATTTGAGAGTTATGAAGAATTTGTGTTAAACATTATTTCACCAGAAACAGAGTTTAATCAAATTAACTTACCTAATTCTGTAAAATTAGAATTAAGAGATAAACTATACTTTTATACCTTAGACAAAAAACAAGGAGAATCTTTATTTGTATTTATAGATCACACTGTAGGATACATTGATTATAATATATCTGACACAGGTTCAGGATCTTATATTAGAGGTAATACTAATGCTAATGGTGGGGGGGCTGGGTTTAGATACTTTAGAGTAGATGAAGATAAAAGAAGTCATATATTAGTAGCTTACCCTTTAAAATCAGAAGAATTAGGGTTTACTACAGATTTAAATGTGGAACAGTCTAACACCATCACTACATATTCTCAAGGAATAACTGATTTAAACTCTTCTTTTAAGTCAACTGATCCAGCAACTAGTAGAGAGATTGAATACAAGTATTTAATTAAACATGCTTTTGTGAGTGATGGATTGTATGTAATTCCAAATGACAGTACATATGCTACTTTAAACACTTTTCTGAAAACAGCTGTTAATAACAATCTTACGTTTGATTTAAGAGAGAGTTACTTTGATTTAAATCAAATGGCTCACTTTGAACAGTCATTTGTTGATTACAAGATAGTTAATGAAAATGGTACTTCTAACATTTCATACGGCAGTTGTACAGACTCTCAGAAAGCAGATATAGATTACTCATCTACACCTGTATTTGATGTTATAAATGATTTAACTGCTCAATACGGAAGTATATATACAGCAGAATATTTTCCTTTAGGTGTTTATTATGATACAATTAGTACAAGTGCTTCTTTTAATATTGGCACAAGTACTAGTCAAATATTTAGTGGAGATACTTTTGTAACATGGTATGGAAGTAATAATGGAGGAGCTGCTTCAACTCATAATGTAGCGTACTCAAATAATCCTTTCCCTACTGAAGATGAGCATTGGTTTAACATATGTAATAGTTATGTAGTTAATCATATGTATTTTCCTGTAGAAACATCTATTAATACTCAAATGAGAAACTTTGATACAACAAATGGTGTGAAATATTTCTTACATGATAACCCTGAAGATGAGTATTCAAGTGGTCCTGTGTATAATATATATACTACAAGGTCTCCTGCTTTTAACAGTGATAATTACTTACTCTCTGTAGGTAAAAATCAAAATAATATAAATCTTTCTACTTCTTCAAATCAACTAACAACTGGTGGTAGTTTAGGAAGTTATCCTAACAGGATGATATATTCTTTTCAATCTGTAGACGGTGAAATAGATGATAGGTTTAGACAGTTTGACACTGATAATTATAAAGACATTCCTAAAGACACTGGTGAAATTTGGAACTTGTATACTATGAATAATGATGTATATGCTCATACAGAAAATGCTTTATGGAAGACTTATATGTTACAAACTACAGGTATTGTAGCTGAAGATAATAGTACATTTGTGTTAGGACAAGCTAATTTATTTGGTTTACCTGCTCAAAAACTACTAACTAAACAAGGTGCTTCTGGTGGTACAATGAGTTCTTGGGGATTCCTACTAACTCCTTATGGATTGATTTTTATAGACAATAATGGTAATAAACTATATAAATGTGTTAATGACCAATTAGAGGAAATATCTTTTAATGGAATGATGAATTTCTTCAACCATAATACTAAGTTTTTAACTAGAAGGGGAGATTATAGAAATAAAAGCCATTACTTAGATGATACCCCTTTTAATCCTTACAATGGACATGGTTGGTTATTTGGTTGGGATGATTTTAATAAAAGAGTTTTAATCACTAAAAGAAGTGGTATAAATAATACTACTGAACAGAAAAGTGATTCTTTGAGATTTAAGAATGATAAGAATGAATATTTTAATGAATTTACTCTATCTTTTAGTTTCTTAACTAATAATTTCTTAGGATTCCACACATTTAAACCTATCTACTATTTAAACTCAGGTAGATATTTAATGACAACTCCTGATCCTAGTAAGTATACTTTAGTGTCAGGGACTAATAATTTTATAGGTACTCACTCTGATAGTACTAATCCTTGTAAATTCTATACAGGAGAAGCAGAGGATAGTAAGTTAACTTATAATGTAAATGAGTTTCCTATGTATGAGAAAGTTTATGATAATATTGTACTAGATATGTATAATTATAGACAAATTGTTGATAGCACAAACTCTTATTTGAAACAAAGTAAAACTTTAATTCCAAATAGAGGTACAACTGTAAAAACAAGTTGTACAGATGAACAATATGATTTACTAGAAGTTGAAACTAGTAATCAATATAGTGGTGAAATACAGTTAATGTATAATCACAATACTACAGATCACTATAAATATTATAATGATTTTAGAAGAGGTGTTAAATACTACAACAAACAATATAGAATAGCTTTACCAAAAGCTAGAACTGATAATGTTTTAATAGATAGAGATAATCTTAGAAATTACAGTACAGGAAGATTTGGTTATGATAAACTAGGAGATAGGTTTAAAGACAAGTATGCTAAAATTACTATTACTTGGAGAAATTATGAGAAGTTTAATTTTATCCTTAATTTTATAAAAAATATATTTAGAATTAATTATAGATAATGAGTACTACTAAAAATAATAAATATAAATATAAAAATAAAGTACCTGTTGAGAAATACTTAACAGGTACTCAACAATTGAACTATGCTCCTGACTATAATCACTTGTATGAAGCACAAGATAATGTGTATAATAGAAGAACTAGAGAAATGGCTATAAGCAGTTCTGTTCAACCAGTTACATCAAGTATGTTAAATAACAGTACCAAGCTAAGTGCTGGACAAAAAAGTGGTATACAGGCAGGTACAGCTATTGCTAGTACAGTAGGAGATGCTTTAGTAACATCTTCTGTTAATAAAGATGCTACAGTAAATGTAGGTAAAGCTGTTGGGGGAAGTGCTTTAAAATATGGAGCTATGGGAGCTAGTATGGGATCTGCTATAATGCCAGGGTGGGGAACTGCTATTGGTGGAGCTATAGGAGTTGTAGGAGGTGGTATTTATAGTGGAGTAACTGCTAATAAACAAAATAAAATAATAGCTCAAGGTAAGAGAAATGATACTATAGAAAATAACTTTCTTAAAGCTGCTAGTCAAAAATATAATTATAACTTACAAGGAGATATAAATTCTGAAATATCAAAAGTAGAAGGATTTGCTGGTAAAGGTAAATACAAATTAAAATCTGAAGTTAAAGTTACTAAAAACACTCCAGAGGATTCTAAAAATACTAGAGAAGTAGTTAAGCATTATAAAAGAAGTGATCCTAATAGATACAAACTAAAAACTAATAAATCAGTTATAGTTAAAACATTTAAATAAAGAGTTATGAACAAGGGGTGTAAAACTTGTGGAAAATATAAATACAAATCAGGTACTAGAAAGATAGAAACTGAGGGTAGAGAACCTGTATTTGATTCTAAAGGAGAATTAATTTATTATAACCCTAATGATCCTACTCACAATGAAGGAGGTGTTAAAGCTGTTGTTGTTCCTAAAGACACTTATTCCACAAATCAACTACAAGCTATAAATAAGACCTCTAAGACAAAGATATTTCCTGAAGGGAGTTCTATAGTAACTGCACAAAAAGGAAAGGCTCAAGAAGCTCTAATAGCTTACAGGAATGGTAATAAATCTTTACTTAATAAAGTAATTAAATCTATGCCTGAGGATAGCCCTAATACTACAGGTGAAAGTAAATATATGAATAGTAATGAAGAACTTTCTTACCATATAGATAATATGAAAAAAATGAAAGATACTAATAACAAAGGATTAAAACCTTCTAAGTATAAAGACGGTGTAAAAGCTACAAGAGGTGGTGTAGGTTATTACCAAGTGACTCCTGAAGAGTTACAAGCTAAAAATAACTTAGCTATGCAAGGATATGCAAATGCTAGAGGATTAGCTGCTGATAAATCTTTTAGAGGGTATAATGTAACTCCTGAAGAAATAGAAGATAATCAAAATAAACAAGCTGCTTACGAGGCTTCTACAAAATATAGTTTAACTCCTGAACAATCAGCTAAAGCTGCTAAAATGTATGACACTACTAAAGGCACAGAAACTCCTTACAGTAATGGTAAATACATAGCTGATTTGGGTGTAGCTGCTGCAAGTAATGTACCTATGTGGTATAACTTAGCTATGGGTAAACAGTCTTCTCAAAAAGAGCAAAGAAACTATATACCCAAAGTATCTTTAAATGATTCTTATAATATAGAAGCCCAAGTTAGAAACATTAACTCTACTTATGCTAATCAAGCAGGCATAGTTAATCAAAATGCTGGGACTGCTCAAAATAGAAAATCTGCTACAAATGCTATTTATTCTCAGAAAAGACAAAAGATGAATGAGTTATTAGCTAATAAAGCTAATTATTTAACTAATTTAAAGAATCAAGAAACTATGACTAACAATCAAATTGATGCTCAAAATGTTAATTTGAAAAATGTTTATAATGATTTAGACTCAAGAAATAGAGGTGCTAGACAACAATTTGATAGAACTGCTGCTGAACAAGCTAAACAAGGAGTAAATGAGTCTATTAATTACGCCAATAAAAACTATCAAGATTATTACAATAGAGATAGTATTAAACAGTACTTTGATTTAAAGTCTAAAGACCTAGAAAGTAAATATGGAGATAAATCAACAGATAAAATTTACTTAGATACTGATGGAAAAAGTAAATATAAATTAGATACTGATGGTAAAACTAAATTGTATTTACAATCTAAAGGGAATAAGTACTTAAAATATAAAATGAAAGGTAGTAAAAATTGTTAAGTAAACTTATCTTTGTAAAATTAATAAAAGAATATGTCAATAAATAGATATTATACCCCTGCACAATCTCAACCATTTGATCCGTTTGTAGTAGATACAGCTACTATGTATGGTAATTTAAGACAAGCTGGTTATGATAATTTATTAGCCAAACAAAAACTAGATATTGATACTCAAAATGAAATAGGTAAAACACTTGATTCTTTAAAAGCTTTTGCTCCAGAAAATACTGAAGTTTTTATACCTCTTAATAATGGAGGTTCTAAAACTGAAAAAAGTAAATTACCTACTTTTTATAATCAAATGACAAGTGAAATTTACAAAGGAGCTTCTGATATAGCAGCTAAATATAATAATAATTATACTTCACCAGAAGCTCAAAAAGAAATATCTGAATATTTACAAAGTGTAAAAAGTATATTACCTAAATTACAAGAACTTAAAACAAGTGATAAAGCCTTAGGTGAACAAAATAAGATTGGAGAAGAACATTTAAAAAACACACCTTTAGATGCTTTACAAGGTACTTTAGGTGAACATGTTAAGTCAGTTAGAGATAAATGGGTAAATCCTAATGATTTTAATTTTCATACTAGTTTATCTGCACCTACTAAAGGTGTAAACATGAGTGAAGCTATTAATAAATATATAGGTGATAATTTAATTAGAAATTATGGTGATGAAGCTTATAAAAAATTAGGAGTTGTAGTAGGAGCAGATGGTATTCCTACTTTTGATATTTCTAAAACAAGTACTGAAACAAGACAAAGACTTTATCCTGAACTATTTGGAGGAAGCTATGATAAAAAGGGTAATTATATTTCACCAAAAAAAGGTGAAGACCAAGGTATAATGGGTCATTTTATTGATACTAATAAAGAACACTTGCATAATTCTGCATTAGAGGGCTTACAATATAAAGAATTAACAGAAGGATTAAAAGACCAGAAAGATGCTGAAAATACTTATAATGAGGGTTACACAAATAGACATAACCAACTTATTAATAGAGGAAAAGAATTTGTAATAAATGATTTAAAAACTAAAACTGATTTAACTAGTAAATTTGTACCAAATAGCTATGCTAAAGATGCTGGTATAGGAATCTATAGACCTACTATAAATGATTTTACACCTAAAGATTTACCAGCAATGGATAATTATAATGACAATCAACCTTTAACCAAGTTGAATGATAAAGGAGAGATTTATGTAAATAATCCAATTAAATTAATATTTGAAAATATTGGAAACAAGGGATCAGCTAAAACAACAGATGACTTTTTAAACATTATAACAAAAGAAGGAGGAAAATTAGATGATGTGACTAAAAGTGCTATAGAAGATTTATATGAAACAGGTAAAACTGACAAGTTAAATCGTAGTTTAACTTTAAAAGGTTATATGTATAATGTTCCTTATATAGATAAAAATAATAAAAGACAAGCTAAACTCATTAGTATAGAAGAAGGAGACAAGTTAGATAAAAATGACCCTAAAGCTATTAAGCAAGTTTTAACAGATAATCCTGAATTAAATAAAGCTTTAAAATCTCATGGGTTTGATTTAACTGTTAATCCAGCAACTGGCAAAGCTCCTCAAGCTGATCCTATTAAATTCCAAAAAGCTCTAAAAGAGTATCAAGAAGCTAGAGAGAATACAAGTAGAGTATTTACTAAAGAGTATAAAGATAATAGTTTGTTAAATTCAGGTGAAAATGAAAATTTAAATAACAGTTTAACTAGTTCAAGAATTAAATTTGCTAAAAAAGAAACTTTACCTGATGATTTACCAGATCTTGAAACTATTAATGGAGGTATTGATGGTAAAACTTTTACAGATTGGTTGTCAACTAAACACAATGTAAAATATCATACAGATGGTGTCATACCTAGTACAGGTTTATTTGATGCCAACACAGCTTATCACAGAGTAATAGAGTATAGTGATAATAAAGGAGAACCTCCTAAAAGATTGGATTTCTTTCAAACTACTCCTTTTACTAATACACAAGAAGGGGTAGATGCTAATGTATTAAATGATATTTCTAAACAAATTCTAAGTGGTAAATTAGACATAAATGGTGAATATGCTGGTCATAAATATAATTTACAAGCTAAATATAATCCTAATAAGAAATCTTATGACTATGAAGGAGATGTGTATGATAATAGAGGTAATAAAACATCTTTCAAAGACTATAAAACAGCAGTTACTTTTAACATATTAGTACAAGAAAGATTAAATAGATTGAATACTAACAGAAAACCTACTTCTAAAGAAATTCAAGAAATTGAAAGTGAAGTTGAATCTTTAATGGGTGACCAAGATTAATAAATATATCATAATGGGAGACTGGAAAGAAGCTTATAAAAATATAAGAAGTAGACAAAATGAGACTAATGAAAATCAATTATCAGATAATCTTTATACTGACAAAGGTTTAGATTCTAAGTATCAACCACTTAGCCCATTAACTGATGTTAATGAACATGCAGGTGTAAATCAAACTAAGTCAGATATTGCTGGTAATATACTTGCTAGAGGTGTAGGTACATTTGTTACAGGTGCTTTAGGTACAGTAGCTATGTTACATGATATACCTAAAAGTATGTATAAAGCTGTTACAGGAGATTCTGATAAACATGAAGGATGGGATTATTACATGAATAATTCCATAAATGCTGATTTAGTAAAAGCTCAAGAGGATGTTATGAAAGAATTTCCTTTATATGACACTTATAAAGACAGTAAAACTCCTTTTACAGCAAAAAAAGTATTAGATGGTATAACCCAAGGAGCTGCTTTTATAGGTTCTGCTTGGGCAGGAGGTTGGTTAACTAAAGGTATTTTACAATCTGCTAAATTATTAGGTAATTCTCAAAAACTAATAAATTTTACAAATAAAACTGGTAAATCTTTAGCTGTAGATAATGCAGTAAATGCTCAACTGGTTAATTACTTAGATAAAAGTAAAAATATAGGAGCTGCTATTTATAATAGATCATTTGAATCTATGTTAGAAGCTAAAGGTACTGGTCAAGAAATTAGAGAAAAATTAGAATCTGAAAATCAAGAAGCTTTTGACAAAACAGGTCAGTATTTATATAATCCTGAAGACATTGATAATAGAGTTAGACAAGCTGAAAAACTTAACTTTGGATTTAATTTAGCTTTAGGTGCTATAGATGCTTATCAAAATTTAAAAATATTTGATGGATTTGAAAGTAAAATTGGAAAAGCTATTTCTAAAAATATAGATGATGTTACAGAAAGTGTTTTATCAAATAAAAATCTATCTAGATTTGGATTACCTAAGTTAACTGCTTTAGGGGTAAAATATGGCACTAAAACAGGGGCTTTAAGTGCTACAGGTGGCTTAGAAGCTTTAGAAGAACTTGCTCAATTTAGTTCTAATAAGTTATCTCAAGATTTAGCTACTAATAATTACACTAAAGATGATTGGGATAACTTACCTAAACTAATTTTAGATATAACAGGTCAAATGACAGATGATATACAAAATGATCCTAATGCCCAATTTAGTGCTTTAATAGGAGGTTTAGTTGGTTTACCTATGGGTATGGTATCTAAAAGATCAGAAGATAGACAAGAATCTTTAAAATCAAAACAAAGAGAGATTGCTCAACAAAGTTTAATTGAAAAAAATGTTTTAGTTGGTTTGTATAAAATAAAAAACGGTAAAACTTTAGAAGATAAAGTATCTGGTGAAATACAAACTAGGTTTTCTAATCATCAAGGGTTTCAAAATACTGTAATAAATCAAATAAATGCTGATAATTTTGAAGGTTTAATTTCTCATTTAGAAAATATAAAAGAAACTTCTATAGATGATTTAAAAGAATTAGAAATAGGTGTAAAAACAGATTCTAAGGGTAATACTATACAACCTTCTACAATTATTAATGAAGCTATAGAACAAGCTAAAGCGGTTAAAAAAGTATATGAAAGTGTTAATTTAGCTCATGCTAATAAATCTGAATTAGTTAGAAATAACATTACCAATTTAATTCTTAATGGTAAATATTTTGATAAAAAAATAGATTTAGTTACAAATGAGTTAGAAGCTAAAAAAGCTGAAATTTTAAATAAATTAACTAAAGATCAAAATTATGCAGAAAAAGCATTTAAAACTGTTAAGTCTAAAGAGACAGGTAAAGAAGATTTAAGTTTTTTTGTAAATGGAGAGATTAAAAATGCTAATATAGAAGAATTAGATATTAACCCTGAGACAAAAGATGAAGTAATTAAACTAAAAGAAGAGTTAAAACAATTAAATAAAGAAAGAGAGTCCACAATTAAAGAGTATAATAAATACAAAGAACCTTCTTATATAGGTAAAGTAGAAAAAGAAGCTCAAAAAAATATTGAAAATCTTGAAAAACCAAATGAAAGTGTTACAAAAGAATCAATTGTAAGTACCCCTACAGATACAACTAAAGATGATAAAAAAATACAATATAATTCTCTTTTAAATAATAAAAAAGCTTATGAATATCATTTAAAAAATGCAAAAACACCCGAAGATAAATTAAAAATAGAAGAAGCTCTTTTAAAAATAGAAGAACAATTAAAACAATTTTCTGAGTATAACCCTGTAGATAAAAATACATCTGAGAAAGTAACAGATAATTTAACATATTTACAAGATACTTATGATAAATTTAAAAGTAATATAAAAAATGCTTCTATAAATAAACTTTATTATATTTTAGAAAAAATAAGAGAAAACTATAAACTTTCTCAAAGAGCTTTATCTCAATTAAAATTAGAAGAATTGCAAGGTAATCCTCCTACACAAGAAGATTATGACATTGTAATGTTAATTCAAAAAATAAATAAATCTAAATTAGATTTAGTAGAAGAATTAATTGTTAAACATGAGATAGAAGAAGAAAATAAGAAACTAAAAGAACTTTTATTAATTGAAGAATTTACTACAAGCACAGGTGAAACTAAACTAGCTTTACGTCAAAAAGAAATAGAACAAGCTTTTAAACAAAATACTGTTCAAAATATTTCTGAAGATGGTAGAGTGTTTAATATAAATGATAAACAATATAGAGTTGGTTATTCAGATATGTTAATGGCTATAAATAGAAATGTTAATGGAGATATAATATCTGTTGAATTATTAAATGATAGGAATGAAACAGTTACATTTAAGTCTCAGCCTTTACTGGATGAAATAGTCTTTAACATTTTAGCTACAAAATTAACAAATAAAAATTTTACATCAGAAACAGAAATTGATAATAAAGTTTTAAATGAAATTGAAGAAAAAATTCAAAATAATGATGTAACTGATTTGGAAAGTGATTTAATTGAAATTCAAGAATTAATCAATCAATTAGAAGAAGTTATTGAGTTTGAAAAAAATGAATTTATAGAAGCTGGTTTTTCTAAAAAAGAAGTTAAAGAATATATTAATCAAAGTAAAAATTATAAAACTTTACAAGATTTAAAAGAAGTTGAAAAAGAAATTTTAAAACAAATTAAAGTATTAAATAAACCTGTAAAAATTAAAACTGTTAAAGAAAAAGTAAAAAAAATAGCAGTTAAAAAACCAATTGTAAAAAAAGAAAAAGTAACTAAAATAAATCAAAATGATGACATTACAACAGAAACAGGAGATGTTACCTCTGAAACTTCAGAAGGAACTATTGAACAAATCATTGAAGGAGAAGAACAAAATAATGCTAAATTATCTTCAGAAACAGAAGTAAATGAATCTATAGACACTTCTACTGATAATACTTACTATGAAGCACCAGATACTTTTTTAAGTGCTTCTGAAGCTAATAATGAAGATATATTTGTACCTGAAAATATAGAAGAAGAGTTACCTACTAAATCTTTAGAAGAACTGAGTAATGAAATAAAAGCTAAAAAAGCTGATATAGAAAGATTAAAACCACAAGAAACTGAGTTAGAAGCTAAAATTCAACTGCTTAATGAAGCTAAACAAAAAGAATTATCATTAATACCTATAAATACAAAACAAGATGTCACCTCGTTTACATCAGGTTTCAAATCAGCTTTTGATAAATTTGCTGAAAAAATGGGATTTGATAAAGAAGATAAAACAAAAAGAGGTACTATCAATGATGTTTTTAGAAAATATGGTTATGGCACTTCTGATGAAATAGATTCTGAAAAAGCTAATATTTTGTATAAAGAATATGCTAAAAAAATACACCCCGATAAATTTCAAGATAAAATTTTAAAAGAAATAGCTAATGAATTTATTACACAATTAAATCAAGCTAAAGAAGAAAGTAATGTAACAGCTCTACATAACATATACAAATTATTTATAGAAACTAAATATGATGCAGAACTAAAAGCATTAGAACAACCATCTACTACTCAATCTGAAATAGAATTAAAAAATGAAGGTAAAGCAGATGCTCCAACATTAGAAAATATAGATAGTAGATTAAGACTAGGACACCCATTTTATGAAAAGGTATCCGATGCTCTTGATAAATTGGGTCTTATAAAAAAATATAATCCTGAAACAAAAGAAGGGGATGTAATTGGTGGGGTTTCCCAAAAAACATCTGATGGAGGATTTAAAATAGGTAAAATAAAGTTCAAAAAAGATGGGTCTATAGTATATATAGACGGATTTAATTTAATTGATTTTGATAAAAATGGTAATGTAATTTCCGAAAACACTAAAGAAGTAAAAGCACAAGAAACACAAAATACTATTAAGTCATTAAAAGAAAGTATAATTAGTTTTGAAAATTTAAGAGATAGTGAAGCATTTAAGTATAAAGAGATAACGCAAATATCCCCATTAGGCGATAAGACGAAAATAAAAGTATTAAAAACAGAACAAGAGTTAAAGGCAAGTACAGATAAGATAAATGCACAAATTGATAAATCAAAAGCAGAACTAAGAGCATTAGAACAAACTACACCTCAATCTGAAATAGAAGCTAATAAAAAAGTTAAAGAAATTCCTGAAAATCCAAAGTTAAAATACAAAACATTTGATAGTAATGAACCAATGTTTGTTAATAAAGAATTTATATATTTTGATGGTAAAACTTATACATCATATAAATTTGATGAACAAGCTGCTTCAACTATTATAAAAGATAGTGATTTAGTTTTAAAACCTTTAACTAATAATGGTTATGGTGCTATAGGAGTATTTACTACTGATAATAAACTAGTATCTATTTTAAGGATGCAACATTTTACTGATGTAAATGATCCAAATGATAGAGGAGGTTTAGTTAATATTGAAAATGAAAAATTATTTGAACAGTTTTTTGGTCAACCATTTGAAAATGGTGGTAAATTAAAAGATATTAGTAAAAGAACTTCTATTGTTGCAAAACACGTAAAAGCTTTTAATGTTAGTTTTAATAGTCTAAATATTGGTTCTCCTTTAACAGTTACTTTAAAACCAACTGTAGAAACTGCTTTAGATAAGAATATTCATTATGATAATAATGGTGTACCTACAATAGTTAGGTTAATAGGTTCTGATATTATACAACCTAAAGTAATCACAGGAGATAGCTCAATTAATACAGATAAAATTCAATTATCTGATAGTAATAGATCTGGTGATACTATTTTACTATTTACAGAAAGAAATGCTCATAATAATCCCGATAAACAAGTATATCCAGCAGTTCCTATTACAGTTAAATCTATTGGAGAAACTGAAACTTTTAAAAATAAAATAGTTTCTTTATTAAATGAAACTGTTAATGGTATTCAAAATAACATTTTAAATGGTGAAAAAGGTAAAATAAATGAAACTGTTAGTGACCCTAACTTTAAACTTCATGTAAACTTATTGACAGAACTAAGAAACTTTGTTAGATACTCAGAAAAAACAATTGAATCAGAAGTTTCTAAAAATATAAGTGATGAGTTTGTACTAAAAGCTACTTTTCCTGATAATAGTAAACCTATTGAAGTTACAATAACTAAAGATACTATTGAAGGTTTGGAAGAGTTTAAAGATAAACTAATGAAAGTTATACCTAGTTTTTCTGTTGAAAGTATCCAAGCTTTAAAAGAATCTGGTAAATTTGATGTAAATGATTATTTAGAAGCTATGACAATAGCTGTTAAAGAAGATCAACCTATAAAAGGAATATCAATTGAAATATTTACAGGATTAAATAAAAAAGATGTTATTCCTGCTCAAAATATTGAAAAGAAATTAACTAGTAATGATTTAGTTTTAAAAGAGACTAAAGATATTATTGATAGTACTCCTATAGATATTACAGAAAAAACTACTAAAAAACTAGATTTTAACCTAGTGCCTACTAAATCAAATAGAAAAGTAAGTTTTAATAAGGAAGTGAATAGTCTTACCAAAGAAAGTGATAGTACTCAAAAACTAAAAATCTCTGAGTTTATTAAAAATTCTACTCACATGGAAGACAGTATTAGACTTTCAGCTATAAAAGATTATCTCAAAGGTAATGAAAATGCTTTGACAGAAGCTTGTAAATAAACAAATTGTTATTTATAACTGATTACCTTATATTTGTACTCATAAAGATAAATATTTATGAGTACAAATTCTTGTTTAACTCCTCAAGGTGTTGATTTAAAATGGTTAGAAGAGAATCTTCCACATATTCCTGTAGAATTATTAGATGATGTTGTTCAAATAGCTCACCGTCATGGTGTAGAAGCTGTTGGTACTTTCTATAATGGTATTATACAATTAGCTAAAAATTCTCCTAAAGGTACTGAATACCATGAAGCAGGTCATGCTGTATTTTGGAGTTATTTATCTCCAGAACAAAGAAATAGACTTTTAAATGAAGCTAGTAAAATAACTGGAATTGAAAGAAGTTTTGATGAGAAACAAGGTATAATTGGAGGTAGTAAATTAAAAGCTAGTAATGAATCAGCTTATAAAACTAATGATGATAAATTAGAAGAACATATAATGAATGGTATGGAAGATTTTATGAAACATAAAATACCTTCTAAATCAAATGCTATACAAAACTTCTACAATAAAATTAAATTCTGGATTAAAGAAAAGTTAGGGTTACTTAAAATACATGATTTATATTCAGGATTAAATAGTGGTTACTTTAAAAACAAGAAACCTCTACCTTTTACAGGAGAAAGATTTAAAAAAGTATTAGAGTTAAAAGATTATAGAAAACTTTATGAAGATTTTAAACTTCTTAATAAAAAAGGTGAAATAAGGTATGTTAAATACAACACTTCAGAAGAAATAGCTGATGTAAATAGACAATTAGATAGTTTAAACAGAAGTCGTTATTATAAATTTGAAGTACTAAAAACACCTACAGGACATAAGATATTTATATTAGATAGAGGTGTTAGATTTAAAGAAGGTAAATTACCTATAAAAACTGGTGTTTCAGAACTATTTGAATCTAATCCTGAATTAGCTAATGAAGTGTATTCAAAAATATTAACTAATTCTGGTATTTCTGCTGAAAATTTATTATCTTTGTTGGAAAAAGAAAACATAGTAGAAAAAGATTGTACTGGTGGAGGTAAATTAAAAGCAAAAGATGGTATTTCTACATTATTTGATAAAGGCGGTAAATGGGAATTAGTTACGGATTTTAAAAATGCTCCTACTCATAAGGCAGGTGGTAAAGATATTTTTATACAAGGTAAAAAAGTTGAGATTGAAAAAAATGAATTAAGAATAGAAAATGACTTTGGAGATGTAGCTGTAATACCTTCTAAATATAGAGTAGAAGTAAAAGATGCAATTAAGTCTAATTGTCATTCTTGTATAGATAATATAGTAGAATCTTTACCTAAAATGAAAGATTATGCAGGAGATGGGACTGTGTTTCCATTTTTTGGAAGATATAAAAGGTTTAAAAATAGTTTACCAGATAATCTTAAAAATACATCAGAAGATGATTATGCAATGAGATATTATTGGAAGCACAACAATAAACCTAAATCTTTTGATGAAGCTATCAATAGAGAACAATCTATGTTTACAATGGAAGATGATGGGTATTATCATGCCCCTTCGGTAGAACCAAATACATTAAGATTTTTAAAGCCTAAAAATCATCCTACTTTACAATACGAATTAAATTGGTATAATTCTGATAATCCAGATGCTGTTGATTTTAAAAGTAAGTATGATTTAGATACGAGTGGTAAATTTTATAGATATGTTCCTAAGAAAAGATAATTATGATAAGTGGTATATATAAAATAATAAATACAATAACTCAAGATAGTTATATTGGTTCTGCTGTAAACCTAAATAGCAGAAAAAGAACTCATTTTGCTAATATGAATTTGTCAAAACACCCAAATAAACATTTACAAGCATCTTGTAATAAATATGGTATTGAAAATTTTCAGTTTGAAGTGTTAGCTAAATGTCCTAAAGAATATTTATTAAAACTTGAACAATTCTTCATAGATAGTTTAAAGCCTAATTTTAATAAAAGAAAAGAAGTAAATAGTAATTTAGGAATGGTATTAACAGATGAACACAAGCAAAAGATTTCTAAAAGTAATACAAATAATCCTAAAAGAGTGGGTAGAAAGTTATCTGATGAACATAAAGAAAATATTAGAAAATCTCATTTAGGTAAAAAACTTTCAGAAGAAACTAAACAAAAAATATCTGAAAAGTTTAAAGGTGAGAATCATCCAATGGCTAAACTCAATCAAGAAAAAGCTAATGAAATTAGAACTTTATTTGGTAAAATAAAAATGAAAGAAATAGCTTCTAAATATGGCGTTTCTGTAAGTACGGTAGAATTAATTAAAATGAATAAATTATGGGTTGCGTAATAAAATATAAAGGACAATCAATACCAGAAGAACAATTTCTTCAATATCTTAATAAACAAATCGCTATTAATCAGCTTTTTGAAAGTAATAGTAGTCTTGCTCATCAAGTATATGAAGCTTTAGGGTTTGGTCAAGAAAGTAATTTTAAGCAAACTTTTAAAAATTCTTTATGGAGAGGGCAGGCAGCCAAACCTAAAATAGATAATGAAGGTAACTTAATTTTAAATCCTTCTTATGAAGAATTATCTAAAGATTATGGTAAATCTTTTACTACACAAAGCTTTATGGCAGAATCTTATGGTAAAAGGTATTCTAATGATCCTTATTTAATAGAAATAGATGAAGACTATATATCTAATATTTATAATTTACATCTAAATCTGTAGCTCTTCTAAATGTTAATGTAATTGTATAATTAGTAATTGTTTGACCATTAGGTAAAGTTAATGGAGGATATTTATCTTTCTTTTGAGAGTTTATAGGAGTA